TCATACAACCCATACCACGACTCGGTCTCATACCATGCGTCCTTTAGTTAAGCCTTTAGTAGCAATACCGCAACCACGAACTTTGCCACCTTTTTTATAGGCTTGGCTTTTGCTCAAAGATTCTTTGCCTGAACCTGTTGGTTCTTTGCTTTCATATTTATCTTTGAGGCGTTTTACATCTTCTTCGCGTTTGCCGCTTCTTTCGGCTTTAGAAACCTGGCCTTCTCTTAGGTCAGAAATCATTTCACCAGCCATTAATGCTGCTGGAACGCCCAAAGCAGTTACACCTGCTTTTTCTAAAAAGTTTTTGGCTTTCTCTGTCATACCATTCTGCCTTTAGTTTTGCCTTTAGTGGCACATCCACAGCCGCGAACTTTACCGCCTGATTTATAAACTACGCCGCCTTTTTTCTTACCTTCAGGCTTAATCTTGTCAATCATACGGTTTACTTTAGCTTGAACAGTGTCAGGAGATTTAGCGTCTTGCTCAGCCATGTCTTTCTTGGCTTTTTCATTCTGCTCTTTAGTACCCATAACCTTGTCTTTTAGGTCTTGGAAAATACTGCCACCTTCAGCGTAGCCTTTGCATGCTCCGCCTTTACGTAGTTTGGTCATGTCTGATTTTTTGCCGCCATGCAACTGCTTCTCGTGCATGCCAACAGCTTTCTTAACCATCTTTTTGTCTTGCGCTAAATCCATAGCGCCACCTTCTTTAAACTTACGACCTTTATCGGCTTTCATAAATTCTTCTCCTGTAGCTTTAGGGATGCCAACTTTCTTGGCAAACTTAGGATTGTTGGCGATTGCCGCCATAAAATTGTGTTGTTTTTTACTAACTGAGGGCACTTCTCTGCTCCTTCATGTAGCCATCTAGCTTGGCGTCTAGGCGGTCAAGACGGTCTAAAACACGGTTAATGTCAAGGTGCATATCCGCTTTTGTGACATATTCTTTAGCGTGTTCTTCACGTGTTCTGTTTAACAAAATACTTAGGCGTTCAATCTCATCAAACTTGCCTTTTAGTAAAAAGCCCATCACGGCAAGAACCGCGCTCAGGACTACGTTCCAAACCATCATTTCCATCAGACGTTCCTACCTTTTGTCTTGCCACGAACTGCACAACCATCACCTTTAATCATGCCGCCTTCTTTGCAATTCCATGCGCGAAGAGACTTGTTAATACGTGAATCTGGGTCGTTAGCTGTTTTGGCTGAAGTAAGTTTCTTTTTCATACCCTTCATACGGGCACAGAAAGAATCACGACGTGGGCCACCTTCTGGCTGTGGGGCTTTTAAACCCGGTTTGCCAGGATTAGCCGCATTGTAAGAAGCCCGACCCTTAGCGTTTAAACCGCCGGATTCGGACTTTCCTTCCTTACGTTGCCACGCAGGGGTCTTAGCCATAAATAATAGTCACGCTATCAGCGCTACCTGTATCTACATATAGACCGTTCAAGGCCAAAATGCCTTCGCCTGGAATATAGACAGTGTGTGCACCAGCAACAGTTGCTCCAGCACGTAATACAACAGTGCCAGAACCAGCGCTTGAGTTATCGTAAACAGTGACTGGGTTTGCACCGCCAGTGCTTACAACAATGTACATGCCTTTTAGACGAGTTCTAGATGTTACTAGGGCAGCATCTGTGGCCGTGTAGGCCGACTTTACATCATATTGCATACTTAATCTCCTAAGATATTAAGGGGCCGAAGCCCCGTGGATTAATTAAGATGCAGAGATTGCTGCGCCAGTATCGCAACGAAGCCAGCTTGTACCGTTGCCGAAAGCAACGATTGGGCTACCAGCAGCGCCGTTAGAAACATAAATTAACTTACCTGCTGTTTCTGTTGTAGGTGCTGAAGCTACTGTATAAGTCGGTAGTGTGATTGCGCCAGTTACGTCGCCGGTTACGCCGCCAGTTACTGCGCCCACGAAACCATTAGTTGATGTGACTGGACCGCTAAATGTAGTAGATGCCATTGCAAATTTTCCTTCATACAAAGTTGAGCTTATTAGTCTTGTATGCGTCTGCCGGGGCAGTCTAATAAGCCGGTTCACCCGGTTTATTGAATATTACTCTAAATAAAAAATAATGCAACAAAAAAGGGACCCGAAAGTCCCTTTTTCTTTTTGCCGATTAGGCTGGGTTTGAACCCCAGATTCCCAATGGGTCTGACCAACCGAATGAATAACGCTCACGAGCCTTGTAACGTACGTTACCAGTATCGAAGTCGCCGTCCATTGATGTAGCCATAGGCATACGCTCAAAGTGCTTCAAGCCGTTAGGTACGTCTGTCAACAAGAACCAGTTGTTGGTGTCTGTCAACCAGTGGTTAACTGTGTAACCTTCTGGAACTGTACCCATTGCCTTGATGGCGTTGATGTCGTTGTCAGCAGTAGCCACACGAAGTTCAGTGTCAAGCAAGCGCTTAGCAACGAACATCAATGATGGTGGAATTACTAACTTACGAATCTTCGCAGCAATTAAAAGACCACGCTCGTCTGTCCAACCAGCGATTTGAATAGCAGCATTTTCGATAGCTGTTTCGTTCAAATCAGTAGCAGTAGCCGGGCTGTTGTAGTTAACACCACCGTTTACTAATGGATGACCAACGCGTGAACCGCCAGAGTTAACGCCGAACAATGAAACACCGTCGCCACCTGCGTATGCGCCGTTGAAACCGTTGTTCAATACGTTAGCAGCTTTAACTTGCTTCGTGTACGCCATACCACGAGCCAAAGCCTTAGTGTAACGAGCAGACAAGCTGTCGTACAAGTTATCTTCAATCGCTTCTTCAGTGATTGAGAAACCTAAAGCAATAGTTTCGTGTGTGTAACGAGCAGTGAAAGCTTCCTGAGCATTGTCATAAGCCATTGCTGCGCCTTCAGACTTAACTGGGGCGGCACCAAAGCCAGACAACTTAGTTTCTTCTTCGAAAGAACGCTCAGATTTCTCTGTTTCGTATAACTCTTTGTGCTCTTCGCCATAGCGCTTGTACTCTAAACCGAACAATGCGTTAAGACCAGGCAATAGCTCTTTTAGGAGCTGTGAACGTGAAATAGCCATGTTTTAGCTCCTTCTTAGTTAGTAGCGCCAGCTGCTTGATAATATGAATGTACGCCGAAGTTAAACTTCACGATACAGTCAGTCTTAGCATCACCTGGAGTTGACAAAGGACCAACAACTAGGTCAACGATACGCACTGCGTATGTTGCTGTGTTTGCTGGAGTTGTAGATTCCAACGCAATTGTTGAGTTACCTGTAGTAGTAGAACCACCAAAGTTAGTCAATTCTGCGTTCAAACCGATTTGGGCACGTGTAATCGCACCATCAGCCTGCACTTGATATAACTGGTCTGGGTCTTCAACAACGCGGATAGCCACGTTAGTGTAACCAGCAGAAATAGCGTTAGCAGGTAAGAAGTTTGAGAACACTTGATACTTCAAAACTGGGTCTACGTAGCTGCAACCAACAGCAACACCAACTAAACCACGAGTTGAAGTCGTAGGAGTAGCTGTCATAGCTTCAGGTTGACCACCAGCAGTAGCGCCAATAGTGACGATATCGCCTTTAAAAATTGCCGTTGCACTGTTTGTTGTCATCACGTAATCGCGGATTGAGCCGCCAGTAAATGATTGACCACCAATCAGGTTAATAGGCACTAGTCCGTAAGGACTTGCAGTTGTTGCCATTTAAACCTCCAAAAGTTTATTTTGAACCATTTCCAAACCCACCGCGACTAGATGTTGATTTTTTGTCAGCAAATAGAGGCATGCGGGCATCGTTGTTGCGCATGAAGCTGCTATCAACAGACTCCATTTGAGCTTTGGCTTGGTTCTCGTAGTAATCTTTACGAGCCAGTACACGTTCAGTCGGGGCCTTGCACAACATCAAACCACCAATCTCTACGTTACCGTTGGTATCACCTTGCACCATTAGCTCAGGGTGGTCAACAGCCTTGACGGGAACCCAGCCATCTCGGAACTTCTGTGAGACGTTCGTCGGGTTAGCTTGGCCTAGAATCGCGGTAGCAATCCACCTATAGGTGTAACCAGGCTCGGGCGTCGGGTCAGGCAACATTGACGCAGGTACATATTCATATCTTGTTTCTTGTGCACGAGTATCTTGCTCGCGATTTGTGCGGTTTGTAGCCATTATCTGCTCTCCAATTTCAAAACTTCATTTGCATATTGTTCATAAGACAACCCATACTTGTCGGCTATCGCCTTCTGAGTAGTGGTCAGTTTGACAACCTTTTTAGCGCCAGTCGTTCTCGCTGAAGGTGCCACAACCGTTGCAGGTTTCTTAGTTGGGGCAGCTGCCTTACGGCTAGGCTCTTCCTCATCAGAGACATACATCTCTGGGAAAGTACGCTTAAGGCGAGCATCAATTTGCTCGTAATATTCGTTTTGTTGCGGGTTGTACCCGTTGCTTACTAGTTTCTGGTGCAGCCCTAGTGCAAAGGCTGTAACTTCCTCGTAACCTGGACTTCCAAACCACTGGTTTTTTGCCTGCCAGCGCAGAGTTTTTTCATCAAGTTTGGGAGCTTCAGGTTGCTCTTGACGTATTTGTACATCTACTTCACGAGTTTGTAAAGGGGTAGGCTTAAAATTTTTCGCATCCTGCATCCTCATCTTTGCTTCGATGAGTGCTTCTTGCGCTTCTTGGATGGCATCAGAGTCATAACTCTCTGTAGCTTCCTTGAGTTTACGTCGCGCCATCTCAAGCTCTGCTTCAGATTTTGCTTGTAAAGTCTCAGCGTAAGTTGCTTCGCCACTCTTCACATACTCTTTGAGTTTCTTGTTTTCTTCAAGAATCTGTTGTGTAAGACGCTCGAGTTCCTGTTTCTCACGTAACGCAGCTTCTTTAGCACGGCGCTCGTCATGACGCGCATGTGTCAACTCTTTGATTCGTGATTGAACGCCTTTTGAATAGCTTTCAATCTCTTCGTCAGTAGGGTCATCTACATCACGGTCTAAAGGCTTGGCCTTACGGTCTCTTTCAGGGGTATCGTCTTCAATTTCAATCTCAACATCAGTTTCAGCTGACGTATCAATGTCAATATCGACGTTGGTTTCTTGGTTCTCGCTCTCTTCGTCAGGGAACTTGAACGGCTCTAGTTCTGCCATAGTTTATCTCCTATTAAGCGCGGCTAATGCCACGAGGGTCTTGCACAACAGCCTCAACCTGGTCGTCATTAATCAGGCGAAACTCTTTACCGTGAATTTTTACGCGCGTCCCGGTATACGGACGTGTCAGAATAAAGTCACCTTCTTTGCACCATGGGCCTTCAGGGAACTTCTCTGTATCTTTGTACGCTAACGGACCAGCTTGTAAAACAAACAACACAGGCGAGGTAATCTCTTCTGTACGCATTGTTTCATCGGCTTTCAAAATACCGCTCTCATACTTGTCGTCCACATCAATCAAAACACACAAAAGCTTCCAACCAGTTGGCTGTGGGATTTGGCGGGCTTTAACTTGTGGTTCTTGCTGCTCTGCCTCTTCAGGCTTTACAGATTCAACACCCGGTGGGAGGATTAGTCCTTGTTCCGGTACTGCGATGGTTTCACTCATCGTCGTCTTCCTTCATTTTCTCAGCGAGGTCCATTAAGTGGCGCTCTGCTAGGGCTAGACCTCGAATCACCCCACAAAGCTCTTTGTACTGCGACAAATCTGCGCACTGACCAGTTGCCACGTCGTCAGCGTAATTGTTCATATCTACACGAAGCTTGTTACGCATTGCTTCGATGAAATCCATGACTAGTAAGTCCATTTGTTAGCTCCTTGTTTGTTTACTCTGGTTTTTGAGTTGGTTTCGCCTTAGACTGTCGCGATTTCGCAACATCTCCTGCTAGTTTGAAACCTTGAACCACGTCAGCTGCTGACTTCTTGCTCTTCTCAAGCTCTAACTGCTCACGCTTAAGGTCAAGCTCGTCTGCTTTAGCCGCTGCTTCCATGGCCACTTTCTTCTCTCTAATGTCAACGTCCTTCTGCTTAATCGCCATTTCTTGCATCTGTAACTGCAATACTGGGTCTTGAGCGTTCTGTTGAGCTTGTTGTTGCGCAACCATAGCCTGTGACTGGGCAAGCACTTGTGGTGCAGCCATCGCCAACATCTTAGACATTTCTTTCTCCATGTCTTCTGGCAACTCTTGGTCAGGCAACGGTAACTGAACACCCAACGCAGCTTCCATCTTCTGACGGTATGCGTAACCTACGTGCTCGGCCACGTGTGCAGACAACGCGGCTTGAATAGCCTGAGCTTGTGGATTTTGTCCAATAAGCTGTTGTACCAACGGGTCTTGCATCGCAGCCTGGTGCACTTGAATATGAGCTTCGTGGTCTTGGTAAATAAACGCCTTAAGCGGTTTACCTTTCAACGCGTTCATGTTCTCTGTGACAGGGTCTTTCGGTTTCTCATCATCTTCAAGAGGGACGAGCTTATCGGCGTTCTTGATTCCCAACACGTCAAGCATTTGTCTGTGGAGCTGTGGTAGGTCGTAAATTTGTGGGGCTGCCTGAGCCAATTGAATAACGGCCTGGTACTGGACAACTCGTTGAGACAGAGTTGCAGCGTTCGGGTCACTAACCGGTAAGACATCAACGAGTTCATAGTCACTCTTCTTAGCTTGCGCGCTACCTTCTTCCGGCTCGTAGTTGTAGTCCTCGTCCGTGTAGTCAGCAATAATTTTTGCCAACAACTGTAGCTCTTGTTTAAGGGCATAGTGAACACGGGCTTGTACCGCACTCATCACTTTTAATTGACGCTCTAGCAATGCTAGCGTAGTTCCCACAGGCGCTTGCGCGCTCATGTCGCTAATCTTCATGTCAGAAGTAGCCGCAAAGCGACGACCTTCTTCAACAATCTTGTCCATCAAGCCTGCTAGAACTTGGCTTGGCTCCTTGTACGGAAGCGGCAAGATGTTGTCTCTGATATTGCCTGACCCAAGGTCGACGTCTCTAAACTCACCCGGAGCGATTGGGGTATCGTCGCCTTTGATTCGCAAACCACGTGCTTTAAGGCCACCAGGTAAATTAGAAAGAGTACCGGCGTCAACAAGCTGACGCATAATGCTAGTCGCACTCTTCGCGAAGCCACCGATAAGGTGGAAAAGACCAAAACCATATGCGCCATAACCAGGAATGTACTGATAATGGACAAAATGCTGTCGCTTAAGTTTAAGTGGGTCATCTTCGTTCCAGTTTCTGCGTACCGCTAGAATCTCATTCGTACCACGCACCATAGTTACCACGTATGGCAACGCGATACCTGTCTTCTCACCATCGTCATCCACGTCTTCAAACCCTGGTAGGTCTAAGTCAGCA